ACAATCACCACTTAAGTGTATTCTACCTTGTACCTCATCAATATAAAAAGTACCGTTATCCTGTGCAAACTCTGGTGATATTCCATATCGTTTACCTTCATTAAACCTAAATTCTATATCTGTGTCGTCACTAAGATTCAATGATCTTGATGTTGTTTCTGTACCTGTGTTGTTTGCTTCTTTAAATTTATTCCATGCTTCTGAAGGTGATTTTGTTAAAGCATTGCCATCACCATCAAATAGATAATCGTAATTATCATCTTGTAATAAAGATGTGGGGTTATTTGTATATCTTGTAGGGTATAATCTTTTATATATACCTTGTCCATCAACTAATTGTAAACCAACATAATTAACATAATCATGAGGTAGAGGTATTATAAGAGATGGTGGCACATCTATTTCTTGTGATTTTCTAGATTTTAAAGTGTCATAACTAAACTCAGCTAAACCTCTTCTAGCATGAAATAAAACATCTGTTCTTTTTACTTTTGGTATTACTTTGTTTTCACCTACATAAGCTATTAAAAAGTTATTTACAACATCATCTAATGAAACGTATTGATATGTACCAAAGCTTTCACCTAATGCTCTTTCTTGTACTCTTAATGTAGCATTTGCTTTTGGTGCTCCATTACTTTCAAGCTCATTAGTGTTGTTTGTATTACCTGAAAAAGTTATTACACCCGTAGATCCATCGTAACTATAATTATCAGTATCTATTTCAACGCTGTTAACAAAAACTCTGATATCTGTCTTAGCACTTGGTATGCTAGGAAAGAAAACAGTTGTTAAAGTAAACGCTCGTTGACTACCATTTGGCTCTGTACTAAAAGTACTTTGACTTTGTTGGTAATATGCTTCTTGTGTTTTTTGAAATAATCCTGCCATTTAATTATCCTTTTTGTTGTTGTATATCTTCAATATTTTCTTTGTCACCTATTTGGTAAACATCAGTTGACTTCATTGCGACACCTGCTAGTTCTAATATTTTAATAACTAAAGCTGGTTCTTCTGATCCGTGTAACTCAAAGTTAGTTGATCCTGTTGCGTTATATAAAGCATCGTTGTTTGCATCTAAATAATAAGCCCAGTTAACTGTTGTAGGTTGTTTTATATAATCAACTTTAACCTTTGATGCTGTTGTTAGTTCTTCGTAAAATGGTGTTGTTGCTTTGCCTTTGTAAACTTTAATTGTATTTCCTGTTCTTGTGTATATAGGATTTGTATCTGTAGGTAATAATATATTACTCTTTAATAATAATCTAAAATCTTTTTTTGTTACAGTTTCACACTCATGAGCTTCTGTAGAGCTGACATAGTATTCAACTGTTGATAGTTTATGAAGAGCTGCGGGTAAACTATAACCACTACTGTATGAACCTAAATCAGTGTCAAAAACCTCAAACAATGCTATTTTTTCTTGTAAACTAGTTACAGAGTCTGCATGTCTAGTGTCATTACCTGGTCTTCTTAGATACTGATCTAAATCAAAAAAGTACTGTTCAAATATTTCTAATTGTGCTTGATTTGCAAATCTGTTGTATTCAATAGGCGTAAGATAACCTCTTTGCTCTTTGTTTGCAATTGACTGAACTCTAGTATATACCGTGTTTATATTTACTGCCATAATTTCTTTTTATATAGTGTAGTCACCCAATAGAGTGACTACTCTATAAAGTGATTAATTAGCTTAATCTTTTTTCTAAATTGTTGTAAGCTTCTAAACCTTCATCGGTTTTAAACCAAGCTGCTAAAGCTGAATATGGATGTTCATCAAAAGGAACATTCATAACTTTTCTACCTGTCTTGGCCCATGTAAAGACCCTGTTGTCTCCAGATAAAGTTATTAATCCTAATTCAACACACTTGATTCCAAAGTTTCTAAGCTGAACATTTTCATCATTTGCTAACTCAATAAGCAATTCTGCATTTTGTTTAGCAAACACTAATATGTCTCTTCTTAGTTCTTTAGAAGTTAACTTTGAAACTTCACTACCTTGTTCTGTTCTTAGTATTGCTTCTGCTCTATCAACGTCCATGTCTCTAGCTAGATTTAAAGCTTCTATTTCTAAGTTAAGGTAATCCATATCATCTTCAGCTTCTTTAACTAAGTTTTGTTCTTGGAACAAAGTGTTTCTATCTGGATGATATAGTGATAATAGTTTCTGTAATGTTTGTTTTTCTTTTGGTACATATAGTGCACCATTTTCAAATACAATATGACCAAGTCTTGCATCACCTTTGAACTCATCTACAAATGGTGTTCTTTGGTTGATTGTATATTTTAACTCCCTCTCATATCCTTTCTCTTCATCAAAATAAAATATACCTCTTGATCTTATAGTGTATGTTAAAGGATTTAAATCTCTAAGTAAATAGTAATTCCTATCCTTCATTTCCCAAGAATCTTTTTTCTTAGGTTGTTCTTTTACAGCAACTACAGGTTCTTCTATAGCTACCGCTTTTTTTGTTTGTTTTTTTGCCATGATATAATAAAATTAAATATTAAAAAAATAAAAGGGCTAGGCGCCGAAGCGCCTAACTCTTTTAAAAAGTATTAGTTAAGTAACATGAAGTTATTAGCTCCTTGTACTACTAGACATCTTTCTGATAAGAAGTTGATTTCCATAGCATCAAGATCAGATGTGATGTTTCCACCTACTGAACCTGTTATCCATGTTTTCATTCTCCTGTCATCAGTTTGTGAAGCTCTATATCTTACGTGTAAGAAAGGTCTTCGCATGCTTCTACCAACTACTTCATCATATACTGTTGAAGTACCAGCTGGGATTAAAACACCTCTGATATCATTGAAAGCGTCTTGACCTCTTAATGAAATATCATTTAAATATCTCCAATCTGATTTGTAGAAGTCATATGATGCTCTTCTAAATCCAGAGAAACCTAAATTCAATGCCATATCCTCAGAGTTGCTGAATACACCGTAAGATGTACCACCAGACCCGTAAGAGTTCTGAGCTGCTAACATATCATCAATTGCTAATGATACTGTTCTGTTACAATAAAGCATGTACTCTTCAATAGCACCTTGCTCGTCAAACTTTTTAAGAATCTCATCAAAAGATCCTAAGTCATCTACTGCACTAGTTCCTGCAATACCTGAAGTCACATGACCTCTTGTAGTGATAGCTTTAAACAAACCTTCAGTACCGAATGATTCTCCTGCACCGTTAATTGTTGAATCTGCTACCGATCCACCGACTGTACCTTTTTCTGACTCTAAAAGAGACATTTCAAGATAATCAGCAAACCTTAATCTAGTTTCAGCTTCTGCTTTTAGATACCATAAGTATCCTGAAGTACCGTCTTCTGCGCCAACTTCAACCCAACCGATTCTTGAAGTATCAGATCCAGAAATTGAATAATGATCTTTTAAGATAATTGGTTTGTTGTTAAACGTATTAAACTGAGGCATAACTGGGTTGTTACCAGCAGTTTCGCCCATACCATTAGTTCCCTTACCAAATTCAGAACCATAAACAAATACTCTACCACTTGCTGCTAGAGTTGTTGTGTTGATACCTGAAACATCTGCAATATCACCTGAAGCATGACCTGTTGTATAAGGAGCTACTGTGATTTTATTACCTGCTGGTAAGTGCGTTACTAACGCTCTAAATACTACTGCATTAGCTTGACCATCAGATACTAGAACTGTTTGACCAATTCTGATACCGTGAGTAGCTGCTGCTGCTGCGCTTGATCCTGGAGCCGCACCTAAAGTAAGGTCACCAGTGTTGGATCCTGTTGCATATCCTGTTACTTTATACGAAAGGTGTAACCTACCTTGTTCTGTCCAAACCACTTGATCTGAGCTCATTGCCTCTTCTGCCCCAATTGCCGATAAGAAACCAGATATAGTTCTTTTACCATATACTTCTGCTTCTTGTTCAATTAGATCAGGTAAGTACTGCTGAGACCAGTCATTACTACCAGATGTAAAATCTAAATAGTTAGTAGTTATTGCCGCTTTAACTGGTGAAGGTACGCTATTTAACGCCGATCCACCTGTTGGAGTAATTGCTGCCATAATTATTTATATTTATAATTGTTAAAATTTATTTTGATTTTGGTTTAAAACGAAATGAACTCATATCGTTGTCTTGTAAAACTTTTACTTTAAGGCCTCCTGCTTCAACTTCACCAAGACCTTGTCTAGGATCCATGTTAACATTTTTTGCTTTTGCGATACTATCTTTTATAGCATCAGCTCTACCTTGTTCGTAAAAATGATTCGCAACAGCGTCAGCGTTCATTGCTGTAAACAAAGATTTGTGATATCCTTTTGCATCAGATATGGTATTACTTTTGTTGTCAACAAATTTGTTAACAAAATTATTAATATCACCTTGTTGCTCTTTGACATTACTTGCATCTTTAACATTAAATCTAAATCTTTTCTCACCTATGCTATATTCAAAACCTTTAAAGTTTTTATTAAATACATCTTTAGTTTTTTGATCAAATGTAGTTTTTTGTTTTTCTACAATCTTATCCTGCTTACTTCGTTCTTCATTGTATCTATTAAAAAAATCAACAGCCTTTTGTTGGTCAGGTGTTAACTTAACACCAGCGTTAATTTCCTCATAGTATTTAGACTTTTGCCTGTCTAATTGGGCTTTAGCGTCGGCAACTTGCTCTTTAAACGCTAATTTCTTTCGCTTGATATCTTTTGGATCATCAGCCTCATCGTCGTAAGTAAAGTTATCTTCCATTAAGAAATCTACTTCATCACTTGCTAGATGTGGTTTTGTTTGTTTATAGTATTCTCTTAATAACGCTGTGTCATCAAACTTACTATAGTCTTGATTTAATTTAACATAATCCTCAAGATCACCACCAGTTTCTTCCATAAACTTCATAAGCTTTTGGATGTTTTCTGGTAACTCTTCCCCAGCTTCTTCTGCTTTTTCAATCGCCTCTTCAACTGCTTCCTGTACTTCTTCTACCTTTTCTTCTACTTTCTCGTCAGTTATTTCTTCTAAAACTGGAGCTTCTTTCTCTTCAACAACCTCTTCTTTCTTCTCTTCTACTATCTCTTCAACAACAGGTTTTTCCTCTTGTTTCACTTCTTCTTTAGGTTGTTCTTCTTTAACCTCTTCTTCTTTAGGTTCAGCAAGATTTACCTTTATAGGTGTATCATCTTGTTGAAACTTTTTAAGACGAGGTTTTTTTACCTTAGCATCACCTTGTGGTGACTCGGCGTTTTTTTCGTCTATCTTGACGTTTTCATCTTTTGCCATAATATAATATTATAAAATTAAACATATGTACTCTCGTACAATTTCTTAAGCTTTTCCTATGTATGCTATAATTTGTCCAGCGTTTATATCGATCTCAGTATATCTACCGTAAATTGTTACACCAGCTGGAACATCTACATTAGTTTGTGTTATTTGCACACCACCAGATCCTAAACTTGTTGTTTCAGCGTCAGCATCTGCATCATTAGCTGCTCCTTCAGAGTTAGCCCAAACAGTTGCGTCATCTGCAACCAAGCCACCTGAGCTATCAAAATCTGTTGCTGTTAAAGCTGTTATAGCTACAAACACATGACCCGTAGGAGGTTTTATAGCATCACTAGACGCTGTTGTAAAAACAGATCCAGTTATCTTACCAGTCCAATCATTAGTTACTATTGCCATTATTATTTATTTATTTGTTAAACATTAACTTGGTTCGAATCTTCCTAAACCAATATCTCCACTTATTATATCATTACCTGAAGATTCAAAATTTTTATTTTTTGATGCAGCAGTTTTTCTTTGCTCCATACCTTGCATCACAACTCTTGTGTCTTTTCTATCTTCACGACCTTCTTCCATAGCCCTTGCAGCTTGTTTGTCAGCTTGCTTTAGTTGTAAGTTATACTGAAACTCTTGCTCCATTAATTGTTTTTTAAGTTCAGCTTCAAGTTGTAATTTGTTAGCGTCAAGTTCAGCTTGCTGTGCATTGTTTTGTAGCTCCAGCGCTTGTATAGCTTGTTGTTTTTGAACTTCAGCTTGAGCGGCAACCTGTTGTGCTTGTGCGTTAGCTTGAGCTTGTTGTTGTATGTTTTGCTGTGCTATAGCTTGATCTCTTTCTATTTTCTTTTTACGTCTTAACTTTAGTAATTGATTTGCAAGCTTTATATTTCTAACTTCTCTAATATCAATTGCATCTTCAAGTTCTATACTATTAGCTTGTAAAGCCATTTGTATATTGTTTTCTAATAATTGTTTTTCTTCTTCATCAGGTTGTAACTGTAAGAATATACCAAAGTCATACAAGTGTAATTCACTTAGCTCTGCTAATGTTGCTACGTTGTGTGCGCCAATTGCTTGTATAAATGCGTCTCTTGTTGGTGAATACTCTATAACATCTGATATTCTCAATGATAAGTTTTCTGCTAGTTCTGATGTTAAAAATAAACCGCCTTGTAATATATGCCTTGTTGCAACGTTTGAATTTGCAGCTGCTAGTTTTTGTACACCTACTAAAGCGTTTGCATCTGGTGTGCTAGCATCTCTAGCTTCGTTTAATCCAGTTACATCTCTTATCATTTGTAAATAATAATTGTATGTAGTGATTAAACTTTGTAGCTTTTGACCACCACTACCACTTGATATTTCTTGTATAGGAACTTTACCAGGGTTAGGATCACCTTCTTGCGTTATTGATCTACCTATGATACTACCAGTTTGGAAGAACATATTTAATGCTTCTTGTGGATTATAATTTGTACCGTTACCTAAATCAACTTCAGCTAAACCGTCGGCATCTAAGTAAACACCATCAGGTACTAATCTTGACATTACTTGTTGTAACTTTAAGTGAGTTAGCTGTATCATATCAGCAAAACCTGTTACCCTTTTTACTAATGATTCTATTCTTCCCTTGTATATTCTTGGTGCATGTATAGCATAATTCATTTTAACCTTAGTATAATCACTCTTTGGTCTTAACATGTTTTGAGCTAAATTCCACTTTAATAATTTTTTTGTACCTAATATTAATGCTCCTTCGTATAGAACTTCTAGTGAGTTAGATAATTTTTCAAATGGAACTTCACCAACAGCTTCAAATGAATCATCTTTTTGTATAGCCTTTGAACCACCCGTACCTGTTTGTTTTAACTTATATACTTCATTGTTATATGTTTTATAATTAAAATATAATACTTGAGCGATATTATTATCAACATTATTATCATTGTATGATGAACTGTATCTATTTGCCGCGTATGCATTTTGATGTGGTTGATCTTCTATTTCCAATAAATCTTCATTTGTTAATTGTGGAAATTGTTTTTTTAACTCGTTTATAGGTATATTTTTTACTTCACCACAGTAATATATATCATCAAAATACGGAGACTCAGTGTATGAGTATACTAAATTAGCAGGATCAACATAATCAACTGTTATACCTGATGATGTATCAAAGTTATTTTTAACGGCAGCTATACCAAGCACCGCTATATCATAATACAATCTTTTTAATGTTTGATCGTATTTATTACCATCAAACAAAACGTTTATTGCTTG